TAAAGATGATGGGTATTGAGGCAGTGAAGTCTTCAACACCAGCACCTTGTAGAGCAATGATTAAGGATGCTCTCAAACTTATGATGAATGGTACTGAGGATGAAGTGATTGAGTTTATTGAGAAGTCTCGTAAGCATTTCAAGACCTTACCACCAGAGGAGATATCATTTCCACGGTCTGCATCTAATGTTACCAAGTATTCAGCACATTCTACGATATATGCAAAAGGAACTCCTATACATATACGGGGCGCATTATTGTATAACCATTATGTTAAACAACATAAGTTAGATAATAAGTACTCTCTCATTCAGAACGGTGAAAAGATTAAATTTTGTTACCTGAAGAAACCAAATATTATTCACGAGAATATTATTTCTTTCATTCAGGAATTTCCGCATGAGATTGGAATCACACAGTATGTTGATTACGATCTACAATTTGAGAAATCGTTTCTGGACCCACTTAAAACAATCTTAGATGCGATTGGTTGGAGTGTGGAAAAAACTGTAAACTTAGATTCCTTTTTTTCCTAGTATGGATTTACCTATTAACGACAAAGATTTGGAAACAATAGTTAGAGCACTTTCTCTTGGAGGAGACTCTAGACTTTATTTTCTATTGAAACAGGTCAAGGAAGTAAGGGATGAAAATCCAGATGGTCCATATAAGAAAATTTTACGTGAACAACATAACATGGTGATCTAATGTTTTTTGAAAAAGTGAGTCTTGTTACTGGTGGATTTGACCCAATCCACAGTGGTCATATACGATATTTTGAGAGAGCAAAAGATCTCTCTAATTATTTGGTAGTTGGTATTAACACAGAAGAGTGGTTAACAAAAAAGAAAGGACAGTATTTTCTATCATGGAAAGAACGTGCTGAAGTAATAAGGCATCTTGATATGGTAGATGCTGTTGTATCATGGGAGGATGATGAAGTAGGTTCTGCTTGTGGTGCAATTGAGAAGTGTTTAGAGATTGCAGAGAAGGTGGTCTTTGCAAATGGCGGAGATCGTGGTAAACTTAATACACCAGAGTATGATAGGTATGGTAATGACCCTCGTGTTAATTTTGTCTGGGGTGTTGGTGGAGATGATAAGATGAACAGTAGTTCATGGATTCTTCATGGATACTTTGAAAGACAACGTAAATTATTGGGTATTTGAATGACTGTAGATGAATTTAAAATTCCTTTATTTGAATATAAAGTAGAGGAATGGGATGCCAAAAAAGAAGCCTTGATGGATATTTTCGTCAATGAAGTAGAACCCCAAATGTCTTTGGGAATGCCTGATTGTCTTGTTTATACTGATTATGCTCGTGATAACGTACCTGGTGAAGAACAGTACGTTGTGGACGTTATGGATATTTTGGGTGATGAGTTCGATAAATTTTTGACCGATTTAGGGAAAATAGAAAACGGTGATAATCGTAGTTTTGAACTTAAGAATCCATATATAGAAAACCTTTGGTACCAGAAATATATTAAGGGTCATTTTATGGCTCCTCACAATCATGGTTCTGTTGGATTTAGTGCTATTTGTTATGTTAAATTTGACCCAGAGATTCATACTCCAACTATCTTCTTAGCTCCTTTCCGTGATATTATGACTGGAGAGGATATTCTATACAGACCAAAAGTATCTGAGGGGACTATGATATTTTTCCCTTCAGTATTAACACACTATGCTTTGCCATGTTTTACAAATGACCCTAGGATAGTGATATCATTAAATATCGGTTCAGAAAAAGACGTTGGGAAGTATTAATGGATTTTTTAAAAGACATCGTAAAGGAGATTGGTGATGACTTCACCCAACTCGCAAGAGACATCGACGACGAAGAAAGATACATCGACACAGGATCATACATCTTTAATGGACTTGTTAGCGGTTCCATTTATGGCGGCGTATCTTCTAATAAGATTACTGCCATTGCTGGTGAGTCTAGTACTGGGAAAACTTTTTTCTCCCTCGCAGTGGTTAAGAACTTCCTTGATTCTAATCCTGATGGTTACTGTCTCTATTTTGATACTGAATCCGCCGTTAATAAAGGACTACTTGAGTCGCGTGGCATTGATTTAACTAGATTGGTTGTTGTTAATGTAGTAACCATTGAGGAATTCCGTACCAAGGCACTTAAGGCAGTTGATAAATATCTTCAAATGCCCACAGAAGATCGCAAACCTTGTATGTTTGTGTTGGATTCTTTGGGAATGCTTTCCACAGAGAAAGAAATTAGAGACGCACTGGACGATAAACAAGTCCGTGATATGACCAAATCTCAATTGGTCAAAGGTGCGTTCAGAATGTTAACACTAAAACTTGGCCAAGCGAATGTCCCACTCATTGTCACAAATCACACGTATGATGTCATCGGAGCTTATGTTCCAACTAAAGAGATGGGAGGAGGTAGTGGACTTAAGTACGCAGCAAGTACAATCATTTATCTCGGAAAGAAAAAGGAGAAGGATGGCAAGGAAGTCATCGGAAACATTATCAAAGCAACGACACATAAATCACGTTTAAGTAAGGAGAATAAGACAGTTGAGATACGTCTCTATTTTGATGATCGTGGTCTTGACCGTTACTATGGTCTATTGGAACTGGGTGAGATTGGGGGACTCTGGAAAAATGTCGCAGGGCGATATGAAATCGGAGGTAAGAAAATCTATGCCAAACAAATACTGGCAAACCCGAACGAGTATTTTACTGACGAAATAATGCAGGCTCTTGATGAGACAGCACAGAAACAGTTTAGTTATGGGTCATGAAGCATATAAAAGTTATAAAGAAGGGATTAGATGTTAGTGGAGTAGTTAAACAACTTAAAGAGAATCCTTTTGACTGGGATCATCTAAAGAATAAAAAAGGTATTAGGACTTTAGTTGATGAGCATGGATTTGAGGATCTTCCTGTAGGTTCTCTTCAACTTATAATAGGTGCAGTTAAGAAAAAGACGGATTTTGTAGGGGATTCTGAGAAGAATGTAAGAACTTCTGCGTATAATAGACACACTGAAATTTTAAAAATTTATAAAGAGATATTTGATGATAAGGAGATTCAACGTTGTGGTTTTCTTTCTCTTCCTGTTAATGAGTTTGTAGGAGCACATATTGACAAGGGTTCTTATTATAGAGAGAGGGATAGGTATCATATTTCAATATGTGGAGAATACCAATATTTTTGTGGAGGTGATAGTATAATAGTTAAACCAGGAACTTTTTTCTGGTTTAATAATAAGAAACCTCATGGAGCAGTTAATCTTAGTGATGAAACTAGAATTACTTTTGTTTTTGATGTTCCCCATTCTCCCAGCAATCCACAACACAAGACACTTGGTACTTGGGGTCGTGTATAGATGATTGAGAATGTTGAGTTTCTAATTCTTAGAAACCTTTTATATAATGAGGAGTATGTTCGGAAGACAATTCCTTTTATTAAGGCAGATTATTTCGAGAATACTAATCAGAGGATTGTATTTGAGGAGATTCTGAAGTTTGTTGGTGAATATAATCAACCAGCAACTAAGGAAATTCTATGTATTGAGATAGAGAAACGTAATGATATTAATGATGAGTCTTTTAAAGATATTACTAATCTTATTAGTAGTCTTGAAGATGAATCAGTAGAGTTTGAATGGTTAGTAAATACTACAGAGAAGTGGTGTAGAGATAGAGCCATATATTTGGCACTGATGGAATCCATTGCTCTTGCAGATGGTAGGGATGAGAAGAAAGATAGAGATGCTATTCCTAGTATTCTCTCAGAAGCATTAGCAGTGTCCTTTGATAATCATATAGGACATGATTACTTACAAGATTATGAGGAACGTTATGAGTCGTACCACAGGAAAGAAGATAAGATTGAATTCGACCTCGAATACTTTAATAAGATTACGAAAGGCGGTTTACCGAATAAGACTCTCAACATTGCTCTTGCTGGCACAGGTGTTGGAAAATCTTTATTCATGTGTCATGTGGCAAGCGCAGCTTTGCTCCAGGGAAAGAACGTCTTATACATCACTCTCGAAATGGCAGAGGAAAAGATTGCGGAGAGGATCGATGCTAATTTACTTAATGTTTCAATACAAGATATAATAGATCTTCCTAAGCAGATGTACGAGACTAAGGTATCTAATCTTGCGAAGAAGACTCAAGGTACATTGATTATTAAAGAGTATCCGACTGCTGCTGCTCATTCTGGGCATTTTAAATCGTTGCTTAATGAACTGGCATTGAAAAAATCCTTTAGACCTGATATAATATTTGTAGACTATCTTAATATTTGTGCGTCATCAAGGTATAGAGGAAACTCAACAGTCAACTCCTACTCCTACATCAAAGCAATCGCAGAGGAACTTAGGGGTCTCGCAGTTGAGGCGAACCTTCCGATTGTATCTGCCACTCAAACTACTCGTAGCGGCTTTGGTAGTAGTGACGTTGAGCTTACTGACACCTCTGAATCCTTTGGACTCCCTGCTACTGCTGACCTTATGTTTGCCCTTATTTCTACAGAAGACTTGGAAGGATTGGGACAAATATTAGTGAAGCAATTAAAAAATAGATATAATGACCCAACAGTTTCCAAGAGATTTGTTGTTGGGATTGACCGTGCGAAGATGAGACTTTTTGATTGTGAACAAAGTGCTCAAGAAGATATAGTTGACAGTGGACAAGAAGAAGAGTATAATAACAAAGAAAAGAAACCTAAGAAGTCTTTCGGGGATTTTAAATTTTAATTATGAATGAGTCCGTTGGAAAAACTGTTGACCTGCATAAGTACGTTGATTTCGTGGATGCTGTCACGTCCGACCCTAGTAAAGATTTTAAATCTTTTATTGAGTCTCTTAATAATCTTGATGGAAAGGGTGCCAATATTAATCGTCTTACCACTGCTGCTGTTGGGATTAGTGCTGAAGGTGGTGAGTTTATGGAAATCGTTAAGAAGATGGTATTCCAAGGAAAACCTTGGAATGCCGATAACCGAGAGCATCTTATTATTGAGTTGGGTGACGTTCTCTGGTATGTGGCACAAGCTTGTATGGCTCTTGAAGTATCATTTGATGATGTCGTAGCAACTAATGTAGAGAAATTGAAGAAGAGATATCCTGGTGGAGAGTTTGATGTTTATCATTCTGAAAATAGGAAAGAGGGAGATTTATAAATATACATAGCAAAAGAATCGGAAACCTCTCATGGGCTTAATGAAGGAACTTAATGACCTCAATAACATATATCAGGAGATGTATGATGTTGATGAGGCAATGGTTGTAACTAATGCTGATAAGAAAGGTAATACACCTGCATATAAAGCATATAAGGCAGGTAAGAAGAATGTGAAAACAGGCAAACCTCTATACAAGGCTGCTGACCATCTTAAGGATGAAGTAGAAGTAGAGTTTGAACCTTCTGAAACAGTTAAGAAGTTGGTTGAGTCTGGTAAGTTTACTAAAGAAGAAATCGCTAAGATTGTTGAGGTAGAAAGCCTGGGAAAGTAGATGAGGGTTATCAACGTAACCCAGAAAAAGGTGAAGAGGAAGAGCGTAAAGCAGAGAAGCGTCGTAAAGAGTCTGGACGTATGCCACCAAGAGGTGATAAGCGTAGAGAAGACTTTGAAAGATGGTATGCGGCTAACGTTAGATGAGAAAGATTGATCAACTAATTGAAGATCAAAAAGCACACGGGTGGAATATCTCTGCTCGTCGTGCTGCACTTAAACAGCGTCAGAAAGATAATCTGAATGC